GTTCAAAGATTTCCATTAGCCTACGAGGGACGCTTGGTCCCGGAGTTTTTGGTTTGCCTGCATTGAATTATTCACGTCCGAAGCAAGGACGTACGAACGGAAGCCGGACGTTTGAGAACCTTGCATGAAGGAGAGGTCGAGCTGTGGAGGTCCCGCAGTTGAACCACCACCACCCCCACCCGGAGGAGGAGGAGGAGGAGGGCCCGGAGACTCGAACTTGGATTTGGCGATAGCTGCGATTTGAGCGGCACCCGCCGCCGCTACGGTAGCCGTCTGGATTATTCGGAGGATTGTCGAGGGCTGAGTCTTGTCCGTGAGAGCCGTCGTGATACCTTCTGCGGTGTTAATGATAGCGTTCGCGAGGGAGATGCTTTTCGAGAGTTGGAAGTTCCGTTTCGCGCGTTTCTCGTTGTCTTGATCTTGGTCGTCTTGGAGCGCGGTTACTAGGTCGATAGCCGCAGAAGCGAAGTTCACCGCCACCTTTGCCCGGTCCGCTTGAATCTTTGTGTAATCGCGCAGCAGGTTTGCTTCGGAGGTCTGGATTCTTTGGCTATTATCGATAATCGTGCGGGTGGTGTCGTTTGATACCTGTTGTAACCCGCGTACACCTTCCTGAAGAGCTTTGTTCGTGTCGTTGAGCTCCTTTGCCTGCTCCATTACCGCGTCGTGTAAGGCTTTCTGTGCCTCTAATTCCGCAGCAGCTCCTTCAGCTCGCAGAGAGTTTATTTTATTCTGAAGCTCGGTCTGGATTGTGGTCGATTCCTGCTGGATGTTGTATACCTCTGCCTCCAGTTCCGCGAGCCGCATGAGCTCCTCCTCGGTGGCTTGAGTCATTGCAGCCTTCTGGCGTGCAATACGAAGCTCTTCCTGTGCGATAGCCTTTCGGTCTGCTACAAGTCCCTTCTCGAGAGCCGCGGCCCGCTCTGCGTCTCTAATCCTTTGTTCTACGGTTCGGTTTACGTCGTCCGAGGCCATCTTCAGCCGCTCGATCTCCGCCCGTTGTTTGGCGGTCTCCACGATAATATCGCGTTGTGAGGCCCGCAGTCTTTGGGTAGCCTGGGTGAGGCCGTCCATGGTTTCCGTTTCGGACGCTATCTCTGCCCCTATACCTTTAAGGGCGGAAGAAGCGGTCTCGTAAGCTGCGGCAAAGTCACCCTGAAAGAACTGGACAATAGCCCCGCCGATTTTAGCCACCCGGTCCAGAAGGACGTTGAAAGTGGCTGTAAGGATATTCAAGCCGCGCTCGAGGAGTTTGGCTCCGTCGGCCGTCTGCGTGAAGTAAGCAGCAAGTGAACCTACCGCCACCACAATCGCTCCGATACCTGTAGAAATCAGGGCCACCTTTAGAAGCCCCATCCCCTGAGCCAAAGAGCGGGCCCCAGCTACCGACTTCACAAGCCCGGAAGCGAGTCCTCCGGTAAGCTGGTCTAATCCACCTAACGCTTTCTCCCCGGCTTCGCCGAGATCCTCCATAGATTTCTCCGCGTCCTGTAGAGCTTTGTCGAGTTTGGACGTGTCCGCTTTGATATCTACTACTACCTCGTTCTTCTTAGCCATGGGTCCAGAGAATGATTTTCACCAGCAGGTAACCGAGTGCGCCGTACCACCCAAAGAAGACCAGAGAAGCCAAAACCGCGTCTAGGATTTTCACCCACCGCGGCTTCCCCGGCTGCCTCAAAAGGTGGAAAGCCTCGATAATGTAACCGAAGTCCTTGCACCCCTTTACTTGGAATTGGTTCATGGCTGGTAACAGTAGGCGGTAGCCGCGTCGTAAACGAATCCGTACCGCTCGCAGCAGGTGCGGTTGACGGTGAAGATTCCCGATCCGGTGGAGGTCGTGAACTCAATCCTTCCCGTTCTTCCTGTAGCCGGGAGGTAGGTACAGTCCCGAATCGTGCCGAGTATCTTCAGAAGCTTCACCTGTACCGTCCCTTCGCTCGTGGGGTCGTATCCGGAGATTTCGAGAATCCTCCAGTACGTGTTGAAGAGGTAGATTTTGTCCGACCACTCGAACGTAGAGATATCGAGCGTAGAGAGACGGAAGTGGGCGGTAAGAAGTCGAGCGTCCGAAGAATAGAGCTGGTTCGCGTAAAGCTGCCAGTACTTGTTGTAGAGAGTGTCGTAGGGGTTCGCGGTAATCTCAAAGAGCGGAAGCTCAATGCCGAACATAAGCGAGTCGTCTGCTACGTCTGCGTCCTCTTTGGTATTCGTGGCAAACTGCCCGAAGAACGGGAAGTTGTTCGAGGTCCCCGTTCCTGCGTTGTCGAGCAAGAAAGGAAGCGTAAGCTGTCCGTTATAAAAGGCTAGGCGCGGCTTCACCTCGTCTATTTCTGGCTTTTCCGGATCGGAAGAAAGAAGCCTGTGGATGTTGTAGCCAGTTCCCGGGATGTAAGAGGTAAAGAAAGGAGCGAAACCGCTCTCTATCCGCTCTTCACCCGTAGCGAAATCGTTCCCCGGATCCAGAATTTCGTGCTGCCCGTAAATCCGCTCCGAGGCTTGTATCGCTTGGCTGATAAAGTCCTCCCCGGCTGAGTGCGTCCACACATACCGCTTCCGCTGTAGGTCGGAGGTAGGCGTGATGGAGAGGTCCATGCTCATATCGATTTTGCCGGTCCAGTCCTTCACGTCACCCGTAGCCATGTAGTCGTTAAACGGCTCTATGTAAATCTTCTTCGGGTTAATCTTGTCCGGGATGAATACGAGGTTGAAACACTTTTGAAGCCCTGCGAGAAAGTCCACCTGTCGCATCTTCGGGAAGTTCCTCGCAGTATCCAGCGTAATCGAAGAAAGGAAGCCGCCGTATCCTACTTTCCATGAGGTGCCTCCCAGTCCTAGGATGCCGTTCGCCGCTCCGCGAAGGAGAGTAATATTTCCCGCGCTGGTCTGTACCTGAACCTTCCACGTGCTCGTCGATGCAAGGGTTACCTGCAAAGAAAACCACGTATTGGTAGGCGAGGTTAACCCGCTAGCAATCGTGTAGTGTGTAGTCCCGTTTGTGAGCCGGAAGGTAGCCGTAGCTCCTGCTGTGGCGAGGGTGAAGTTGAAATAGAAGTCGAGCTGGTATACCCCTTCGAGCGGAACCGTCCACGTAGGGCTCACGAAATCCGCGCCGGTGTCGTAGAAGTTTCCATTCTCCTCATAGCTCACATCGGTAAAGGTGGTAGGGGCTGTAATCGTTAGGTCGGTCGTGCGTCCTACCCAGAATTTGAAGTCGAAGTTCGTCGTGAACTTATTGAATTTCCCGCCGCTGTGGAGCATCATGTACAGCGTGGTCTCCAAGTTGGAGAAGTGCGTGCTCTCGTACGTAAATCCGGCCGTGGTGAAGATTTTGTCTAGAACGCTTTTTATCCGAATAAACGGCGTGAGATCTGCAGGGTATAGCTTGTTCGTCGCCGGGGTCGTGGTAGAGGTCCAGTTGCGCCACTTGTCCACCATGCCGTACCGGATTTGACCAGAAAGGAGCGTTCCGGCCCACGAATTAGTGACCGCGGTATAGGTAAGCGAGTGGTCGAAAGAACTCCAGTCTAAATCCGAAAGAAGATCCTCCCCGATGCTCTTCGCTAGGTCGGCTTGTTCCCCGAAGAACGCGAGCTCCACATCTACGAACCTGCCTTTCTGGACGAACCACCCTTTCACCTGAATAAAGCCCGTCATAATCGCCACCCCTCCCTCCATGAGCCGGGCGGGTATCTTCGCTTTCAAGTCGTAGGAAGGCACCTGTGAGAGGTCGTACGGCCCGAATACGTCCTCGTTCGTCTTCGTGAGAGGTACGCGGAAGGTCTGCGAGTAGTTCGAGGTAGGAGAATTTACCTTCGTGATATCCGTAAACGAGTAATTCAGGTTTACAGGCTCGAACTCGTAGAGCTCGACGGGCTTCCACGTAGTCCGATAGGCGAGAAGGGTTAGCATCGGATTGTCTGTGCGAGTTCTACGTTCATCGTAAACTGCGTAACCTGAGAGTCTGGAGTGGTCTTGTACGGCGCAGATCCATCCGTGATGCGAACCGGGCTCCATACCCCGTCAATCTTCGCGTAGACTTGGCGAGACCTTAAGAGGTAGGGGATGAGGTAGGCATCGGCAGGGTCGAATACCCCAGAGAGCGCGTACGCTTGAACCGCAGTCTTCTGGTAGGCTACCGTCTCAGGTGCGTACGAGTTGAACGTGTAGGTCGTAGCCGCGTAGTCACCGAGGATTGCTCGGTAAGTCTTTTCCTCCGTCCGGATTGTCTTGCGCGTGTAGCCGTCGAACCGGAGGAAGTCCCAGCCTCCGCGCGAGTTCGCAAAGGCTACCTGTGCTCCGCTTCCTCGAGTGCCCGGGCAGCTCGGCAGGATCTGGAGCTGGTTCCCTTCCTGAACCCCAGAAGCGTTCTGTGGCGTGATAATGATTTCCGACCACGCCGTTACGCTGTTTAGAGCGAGCACTTGAGAGGGCATTACAGCCGCGTATACGAGGAACCCGTTCGTAGGGGTCGAAGCGCTCGGAAGCTGTGCGCCGTTCGTTGTATTAAGGTCTATTTGAACCGTCAAAGGAGAAGTGCCGGGTCGTGCGATGAGATACTGAAGCCGAGTCACGTCCGAGACCGTGTTCGAGTGAATAGAGTCCTTGTTTATCAGGGCCATGAATCCCTCATCCTCGTCCGCCGCGTACATGGTAATGATGTTGTTTACCGGAGCGCGGTCCGTAAGCCAGTATTTCTTCGTGGATGCGGTCCCGAAGTAGTCCGAGAAGGAAGGATGCAGGCCGGCCGAAACTTGCTCGTATCCGTCCGTGACGTAGATGTTCTTCGAGGCTTGATTCAGGGCCTCCGTGCCGGTGTACTCCCCGATCTTCACCGTGTACTTGTTTAGCCCGGTATTCGCGCGGGTGTAGTAGTTCGCGCTGTAGTCATGCAGGAACGTGGTCGCAGAATACACCGAAGGGTCCACCTTCGTCCGTCCCTCAATAATGCGGGAGAGGTCGAAGTGGGCGCGGTTATTCGAGTTCGCTTTGAGGTAGTATTTCCCAATCTCAACAGCGTTCTCTTCTACCTGCACGATGAACGCGAACGTGTCGGTAATCGTGAGAGACGTTTGGAGGGTGTAGATGAGAGGCTGCCCAGCCGGGTAGAACGTCTCCGTAGGGTTCGAGGTAAATGAGGCGGCCATGTTATTTGGGCTTCACGGTAAGAGTCACCGGGCTTGCTGTAGCTACGAGTTTCCGAACGAAATCCTCACCTACCGCTTGAGCGAGCTTGTCCCCTTTGCGGCGAATAGCCCAGTCGTACCCGTTGATGAAATAACGGAGGGGTGTAATTCCTTTACGCTTGATGCCTCGAGCGATGAGGAACGCGGCCGAGTTCAGCTTCGCCTCCGTAGGCTTGATGAACGCTCCCGTCTTCGGATCCCTGAGACGAATCGGCTTCACCTTCATCCACGCGCGTACCGCTTCGGTAGGAGGTTGCTTCGTAGTGAAGGAGAAAGGGGAGCCGTGGCGTACCTGCGTCCCGTTCACTCCCCAGTGGACGAAAGAGGCGTAGCTAGAAGCTTTCCCTTTCGCGTAAAGCTGAATCTCCGAGACTCCGGTCTTCCCGAAACGGAACTTGAACGCGAGCGATCGCTGGAGGGTCCTTGTGGCTACCCCGTAGTTCTTGTTCTTCCCGATACGTTTCGTCCCGAGCTCACGCTTCGAGGCATCCAGCACCTCTTGAGCAAACTCCACCCACAGCTTCGAAGCTTCCTTGCTCATCGTCCTTGACCCTTATAGGTCTTCTTGTACAGTTTAGATCCTTTGTGGGTTCCCTGCTTTGTCTTCGCGTGCACTCCGGGACGCGAAATCTTCCGCTCAATCCGAACGGGTGCCGCTTGTGCCTTAGGCTTGGCCAAGGTGTGGGTCGTTATTTTGCCACTCGTCGGTCTTGCTCAGTGCAGCCGCCGCATCTCGGCTGAGCACGCCGGTCTTGTCGGCTGGTTCTTCTTTGTACTCAAGGATAAACTCCGTGCCCGCGAGATTCCATAAAACCGTCTGCCGAAAGAGCGGCCACGGAACGCTTGGCAATTCTGCGAGCGTATAGAGGTGGTACCAGTAGGTCATAGCCCGTAATTTGATTTGGTGCTGTTGTAATTATTGGTGATTTCTGTGGCTGTCAACGGCCTGTTGTACTGCAACACCTCACCTACTCTGATATTATTGAATCGAACCAAAGTGCCGTTCAAATCAAGTGCGCCTATCACTGGGTAGGTACTTGTATTTACGTATTCCCATGTGCGTCCCGCTGGCGTATTTTGAGCTGTACTAACCTGCTGCACAGCATTGTGGTAAATTCGAAACGTGCCATTTGTACTTGTTGCATATGTAAACGTGTATACAATCTGTTGCCACGTTCCGGTTACTATAGTTTGGTTCCATTGCGTGCCTCTTTCTACATTAGAAATTGGGAAATAGGTCTTAAAGTTCCACCCGTTTCCGTTCGTGTTGGTGTTGTTGCGGTGGTCCATATAGTACGCTTGGTTCACTCCGTTGTTTTTTTCTTCTACAACAGAATCTAAATAAACCGGAGCAGTAACAAAATATAACCAAATGGACCAAGTGTACCCTGTGCTGGTGACATTGTACAAAGTGGTGTTACTTGTTCCTGTTATATAGTCGTTTACACCGTCCAGCTCAAAGTATCGACGGCCTCCAGATACGGTCCACGTGCCGCCGGTGTTCGTCAAGTTGTATGCGCTGTTTGAAAGGTCATACCACGTCGTGCCCGTGCCCGGATAGCTTCGCGTATTGTACGCGTCGAGGTACAGCTTGAGTCCGTTCGTTACTACGGGATAGGTGCGCCGTGCGGCGCTTACTGCTTTTAGGAACATCATACCAGTGCGCGTTCACCTGTGAGTGTCCATACGTTCTCCGCTACGCGCTTAAGCGCCAGCACCGAATAGCGTGCGAAGCTCTTGAGCGTTTCGCTCGTGTTCACGGTCACTCCTGTCCCTGCGAGAATTGCGATTTGGCCGGTATTGTTTTGCTCGAAGTAGATTTCCGTATCTGCTGCCCACGTCACGGAGGATTGAGGCGGCACCGTAATCGTGACGGCCGTGGTGCTAGTGGTTTGAATGTAGTCCCCTGCATCGGTCAACGCCAGTGTGTACGTGGTGCCGCTCTGCGTGCGTACGGTGCTGTAGGAAGTTCCGCCACCACTCGCTGCGATTGTTATGGTGTCGGTAGTCGCATCGGTGGTAAGCGTGATATTCGTACCTGCTACCAAGGTGAGCGTGTCGGTTTTCGTGTCTGCTGCTACCGTAGTCTGCCCAGATACCGCGAAGTTTGAGAACGCGTTTTGGTTCACCTCCGCACCCGCCGCGATCCCGTCCAGCTTCGTCTTATCTGCGGAGCTCATAGAGCCCGCGGCGGAGGTTGTAGCGGCTGTAATTGAGATAGCCGGGCTTGCTCCACCGCTCGAAACAATGGGGGCCGTACCTGTTACAGAAACTACCGTAGCTCCTGCGCCGATTCCGTCGAGCTTTGTTCCGTCCGTAGCGATATCCCTTCCATCTACGGTCCCGGTTACCGCGATGTTTCCTACCAGGTCGAGAGCTTCGGTAGGTGTGGTCTTTCCAATTGCTAGACGGTCCGTAGCCTCATCCCAGCGAAGACCGTTCGTTGAGTCCTCTTCTCCGGCCGTGTTTACGTAAATCAAGAATTGCCCTTCTCCGGCTGGAGCGGGAGCCTTTCCGATTTTAGGCGGTGCGGTCCATTTCTGAAGGGAGCTGCTCCACTGAAGGATTGCCCCGTTCGAAGTAGAGGCCGGTATGTAGGTAACGTCCCCGCAGTTCTCAATCCGGAGCGGCTTGTCTTCCCACTTAGTCGTGGTCGAGTTGTAGACCAGCGCTGAGTTGTTTACTACCCCTCGAATATCTACGTCTGTAAGAGAAGTAAGGGCAGAGCTAAGAACAAGAACCTGCCTCTGGTACTGCTGTAGCGTAGTGCTCCAAGTAAGAACAATCGGGCTACCTATCCACGACTCCAGCGGGTCGTAATAAACGTCTGCTAAAGAGTTCAGCGTAAACTGCGGCTGCCATGTACGGATGAAAAGCCTCCCGGTATTTTGCTGAGACCGGATAACGGTAGCAGCGGCGATACGTGCGTACTTCCCTACCGGCTCCGTGTCTGTGAGCTGTCCGAGCGTCCCACAGTACAGAATCGTTCCTACAGGGTACATATCGGTAGCGATGCCGCGAAGCTCTCCGTAGGTCCTTGCGTGTCCCGTTCCTCCCGCTGGTATCTGCGCCGTGGTAAGCCCGATGAATACCTTCGGGTCGTCGGTATTTGAGTACAGCCCTACCTCTACTTTATCTCCGTGGCTTCCCGTAGCCTTTACTGCCCTTCCCTTGAGGATAGGGCTGGCTGTACCGTTGTAAATCGGAAGGTCGAGAGCTTTTGGGGCTCCGTTAATCCAGTCCCCGGTTCCCTCGTCGTACACGAGCGAATCGTGGTCTAGAGGGTCCGTGATAACTACGTCTGCGAGGTCGTCGAGATTCTCCGCTCCGCCTCCTCCCGTGTCGATAGAGACCACTCCGTTCCCCTCGTCGATGAGGGTTCCGTTCGTGACCTTGATAGTATTCACCGAAAGAACGTCTACCGTCCCGTTCTGAGTCAGAACCCGGAGCAATCCGCGCCGCTGGTAGACGAACCCGCCTCCCTCCGGCTGAACTCCGTTAATCGGAGCATCGCACGCAGAGCGATCGTAGGGGAGCGTGATAGAAAGCTCCAGAAGAACGCCCGCGAGTACGTTCGAGTTCGCTTCCTGAAGGGGAGTGACGCTGGCGTTCGCTATCTCGTAGTCCTCCGAATCGATAAAGATGTTCTGCCCGTTCGCGATATCTGCGAGGATATCCTCTGCGCATTGTTCCGCGTCGCTTACTACCTCCTTCTGGCGCTCGTTCTTGTCCTCATAGGCCGAAGGAAGGTCGAAGATATATACCTCGAAGTCGAGAGTCTTGATTGTGTCCTCGTACGTCGCTCCGGTGTAGATGAGGTGGAGGAGAGGGTATTGGTCGAACTTCTCCAGATCCACATCCTCCGGCCCTCCAAACGAGAAGGAGCGGATGAAGAAGTGGTTATCTGCGAAGTCCTCGAACCTCTTTACAATTGTGTTTAGTGTAATCATCGCTTCTTTTGCTCTATAGCTAGGTCTTTGAGGAACGCGAGGTGCTGAAGTACGACGTGAACCGGGAGCTCCGTGATTTTATCCATTTGGAGAACGTCGTTGTTCGCGAGCGTGTAGAGGATGGGGTACCACTTCCACTTCTCGTAGAATTGAGAACTCCCTCCGTCACCTCCAGCAAAGACGCTTGCAAAGTTTGCAGACGTGTTATTCTTGTATTCCAAAAAAAAAGCAGCGCACCTGAAAAGAGGTCGGCCGGCATCCCTTTGAACGGCTCCGCGTCCTCTTTGGCCGTGTACTTCTTCAGGCTGTATTCTTTTCCTACGTGGTACTTCATCGGCCGGTAGAGAACCGCCATGATTTTGTGAGCGTTTGGCCAGAAGTCCTCCTGATAGCTCTCGCAGTCAATCCACTCCCCGGTGGTGAACTCGTCCCAGTCTTTTACGAAGCCATACTTCTTCCCTTCGATTGTAATCACTTGCTCATGCCGGGCTACTTCGGGGATGTGGTTAATCCTGTTGAGCGCGTCGAGTACGGTTCCCATCGGGAGCTTCAGTACCTCCTCTTTCGAGAGGCGGCATACGTGGCCGACCTTTTCCAGATCGGGCGCGTTCGACATTAGTACCTGAAGGTCTCCGAGCGTGAGGTCAGCCCAGCGGTAGGGGATGTTCATACGAGAGAATAACGGAAGAGGGTGGATTCCTCAAAATTAGGCACAAAAAAAGGGGCCGTAGCCCCTTGCGTGTTGCTTGCTTGCATCGATTCACCAACCATTGTTGTTTGATGAAGCCCCCGACCGAAGCCGGGGGCGGTTTGATATTAGATGCAGTTAAATTTCATCCTTTGCAATACTCCAATTTCTACCAATATCGTAATGAGCGCAGAATGATTCAAAACAGCCGTTTTCCTTGAGCATTTCAACCCGCAAACCCCAATCGTCTTTAACCTGCCCGATAACCACAAATCGAACGTCGTAATTTTTGCAGTCGTTGTAAAGAACTGAAGTGCCGAAGGGAAGGTCTCCAAGTGTCATGTTTTCTCGTTGTTTGTTTGACCCCACAAAGATAGGCAACCTTTCTAAACCTCCAAATATTTTCAGAACTTTTTTTCTCTATCCTATCCTATACCTCCCGAAGTTGGGGTTCGACTGGTTGAACATCGCCGCGTACCTCGCTGCGTCGATAGCGTGGTTAAACGCGTCTACAGGCTCGTTTAGGACCTTCCCGTTCTTGTCTTCCTTCCACTTGTAGTTACGGAGTTCCTTGATGAGGTTCACGCTCCCAGAGGTCACCGCAAGGGGCCGAGACTGTAGGAATTGAATCCCTGCCCGTACGGAGTCGGGGCCCTTCCTTGCGTGGTGGACGTTGAGCCCGTACCCGTGGAGCTCGTCGATAGATTTCGGTTCCGCGGAGTCGGCTATCACTTGCGACTTCCCTACCTCGAGGAGCTTCGATATCTCCCGGTTCGAGAGTCCGGTTCGGTAGAGCACCTCGTCGAGAAGGTACCCGTGTCCATCGGTGTAGACTCCTACCACCGCGGTCGGATCGTTCGTATACCCGAAGTCTAGCCCGTAGGCTACGAGCTTCCATTCCGGGCCTACGCGGTCTACTGTGGTGTAGTGGGTGAAGACGGTGCTTCGGGATGCTCCTCGCTCTCCGAGTCCATAGACTCTCCAGAAGTTCTCGTCGGCCACTTGTAGCCGTTCAATTTCGGCGACGAGTTCCGCCGGTAGGAAGGGGTTGTCTCGGTAGGTCGTCTTGAAGAATTGCGCATCGTCTCGGGGTATTACTTCGTCGTAGATCCAGTGAAACTCGTCCGAAGGGTTGTAGTCGATTATTGCCTTGAGGGTAGTCCGGAGAAGGAGCTGCCTCCAGTCCTCCAGAGAGACCTCGTTCGCTTCGTTTATGAAAAGGATATCCCGCTTCCTGCCTCTAACCTTTTGGGGCTGGTCTACGGAGATGAACTCCACGAGATTCCCGAAGAGTAGGTAGGTAGCGTCGCTCTTGTTGTGGAGTTCGGGGTTGTATATCTCCTCGCGTTCGAGGATAGAGAAGAAGTCCCGCATGACGGAAGCACGCAGAGCCGGGAAGGTCTTCCGGGCTACGGTAACGACGGCTCCCGCGTTTGGGTTCTTGTAGCAGAACTCGATAAGACAAAGGAGTATAGAATAGGTCTTCCCCGACCGGGTGCCTCCTTGATGTATCTGGATGCGTGAGGTCGAGTTCTTGCAGTCGTAGTAAGACTGTGCAAGGGTCATTCCTTAAACCACGTAAGCGGCCGAGGCTCGTTGATTTCGATTTCTTGGCGTTCTACGTAGCCGCGGTTCTTCCCTTTGGTCTTTAGGAAGAAGATAGTCGCGGCCGGGTTCTTGTCCTTGATGAGCGCGTGTAGGTGGGATTCTGCGAAGTCGATAGTCCGCTCTTCGATAGCTCGAACCGCCTCCTTGTATTCGGGATCGTCCTTCAGCCAGTTGTAGTGGGTCTGCCGGCTGATACCTGCTTTCTCGCAAGCTGTAGACACGATGCCGAGTGAACGCTCGAGAGCGTCTAGCATAGTCTTTTTAGGTGTCAATTCCGTCAAGCTCATTTCCCACAGGTTTCGCACTTCTCTTTAACGGGCTTTTCTTCTTTTTCCTCCTCTTCCTGCCACACGTCGAGCCCCCATTCTTCAAGCTGGATGGGGTCCCACGTATTTGCGAGCTCGTCCCAGTCCCATTCTCCGTATCCTACATTGTCCTTTATGATAAACTCCCTCTGCTTGGATTCCTCCCATGTAACGACGTAGGCGGCTACTTCCTTGAGCCCTGCCTCCCGGCAGGCTTTGAGCCTCATATTCCCTCCGAGAACTACCCCGTCGGGGTCGCACACGATAGGCCGGGCTTCTAGCATCTCCGGGAAGTCCTGAATCGACTGGACCAGCTTCCGGAATTTGTCGTCCTTGATGATTCGCGGGTTGTTCGGGTTGCTCTTGAGTTGGGAGAGCTTAACCCTTGTCAATCCAGTAGAGTTCATCGTGCTTGATTTTTCCGAGTACGTCGTCTGCGACGGCTTGGAGCCAAAGGTAATCGTAGTTCGTGGCGTATCTGGTGAAGCACCGTGTGTCCTCGTCGTCTTTGAGGTTGTAGTTCTTCCAGTATTCGATGCGGCGCTCTTTGGCGTAATCACGAATGTTCTTCGCGATTTCTGCGCGCTCTGCTTTTGTATAGCTCATCTCGTAGGACAAAGAAAAAGAGTGAAACAAAGAGGTACCAGCCGGTGAAGTCGAAGACGCTCCACGTATCGAGGTAGCCGAGGTAGTTCATTTGAATTCTTTTAAGAGTTTCAATGTTGCTCTCATTGCGTGGGCTTTACGGATGCTGTCGAACCCGGTCAATGCCTGTAACAGTTCAAGCATATCCGGGGCCGCCGCCATCAGCCGGGCGTTCGCCATCACCGGAAGATCTTCTGATTTTTCGCCGTAATAACCCGGGTTCATATCATAGGCCTCACCGATGAACCCACCTTTGAATTCTATAGTGCCCAAAGGGGCAACAGTCCACGGGCCGGGTGTGTGCTGGGATTTCATGTTTAAGGATTGTTGTTCGCTGTTTGGGTGTTGTTTAGGGTCACAGAAGGAAACGCATTTCCCTCTGTGGAATAGTCACCAGCCATAGTCGCAGCCATAGTCACCAGCTAGAGTTAATAGTCACCAGCTTCTTTCTTTGAGTAGGCAATATCTGCCCTGCCCTCGAGCCAGCCGTTAAAGAACGAAAACCAGTCGAGGCCCTCGTGGTCTATCTCGTTCCAGCGGTCCCGCGCTCGTCCGATGAGTTCAGTACTGTTCATTCGCGTTTTGTATCGCTTGGAAGATTTGATAGGCAACCTGCGGCACTATTGCGTTGCCGTAGGCTTTGATGGATTCGTTGCGCCATTTTGAAAAGGTAATTCCGTCCAGTTCACGGGAAATCCCATCATTTCCGCCACAAACCGGGGGTTGAGTTGGGAAGATTTCCCAGCATCCTGACTTACCAAATGATTGAGTTCGCTCGCTCTGGTTGGCTGACCTTCCGGCCTCTCCTTCTCCGTCCCCGCGTTGAAACACCTCGCCGTCGGTGTCGGCAGCATGCCCAAACTCGCTTTGCCGCTCAACATTGACGCCGTACCGTCCGACCTCAACTGTCCCTTCCAGTCCCCTGCAATCGGTGTCGGCAGCATCCCGTACGTCACCTGACTGGTCAGGGATCCGTACTTTGTCCCGTTCCGGTATCCCTTCGCCTGTGCCCGTGCCTGCATGTCGTCCGGGTGTTCGCACGTCTGCACCGCCGTTGGAGTGAGCAACAAACCAAACCCGGTCCCGTCGGTGGGGTGCGCCGACGCCTGCAGCTGGAAGTATGCCCGTCCATACTTCGTACCCCGCAGCTTCCAGGTCAGCGCACACCTCTTCGAAGACCACGCCTCCGTTCCAATTAGTGAGGCCGCGAACGTTTTCGCCCACAACGTAGGCCGGGGCAGCTTCGCGTATGATTCGCAGCATTTCGGGCCACAGGTGGCGTTCGTCGTCCTTGCCCAGTCGCTTTCCTGCGGAGCTGTAGGGCTGGCATGGGAATCCGCCGCTAATAATGTCCACGCGTCCGCGCCATGCGGATCCGTCGAATTGTCGTACATCGGTGAATGATTCTGCTTCTGGAAAATGATGCTCCAAGACCTTCCGGCACCACGGGTTCCACTCGACGTGGAAGACGTTGTCCCATCCCATCCATTGTGCGGCCAGGTCGAATCCGCCGATGCCGCTGAATAGTGATCCATGATTCATCTCGTTGTAAATCGTGATGTGTTTTTACAACCGTTCAGGGTTGAACTCCTAAGGATTCCTTAGCGGTTCCTTGTGCGAGTTTCTCCGCGTACTGCCTCTCCATGATTCTTCGGGCCATAGCCATCCCCAGAGCCATCTCCGGGTTCTGTGCGTGGATCTGAATCTCGGTTCGAACCAGCTCTCGCGTAATTGAGGCGAGCATTCCTTCGTGTGTCATTGCTTGATGTTATAGGACGTAAGATAGAAATCGTGCCATATCGGTCTGGCTGTAAACTCCCCTCATATCTGGACGCGCCCGGTGGGTGAGGAGTCGAGCCTTGAGACGTTCGTAAAGGTCCTCCGTCATCTCCGAGTGGAGAATCGCATCCTCTGTGGGTGCGTCGTCCCAGAGTACCGAACCTTCTTGAAGCCTCAAGAGCTCAACCCGCATATCCCACTCTGAGAGCTCCATCAGTTGATGAGGTGTGTGACTCCTTGAGCGTCGAGGCATTCGTAAAGTTCCGCGCGGCACCGTTCCACGATTCGGGCTTCTTCGTCGTTCTGGATTTCGTGCTTGAGCTTCATCCGTAGGTTGTAGAGATGCCTCCGTACCGCGATAACCACATTGTGACCATCCGTAGCGTGGTTGTATTCCTCCCACTCTTCGGGAAGGTTAAACTCTAGTGTGGCTTTCATCTTTCGAGGCGTAGTAGGCCGTCCGGATCCTTTGGCCGATGGAGCGCTTGAAGTCTTCGAGCAGCCGCTCGAGGTCGCGCTCCCATTGAAGGTCTTCCTGCCAGTCGTTAAAATCCTTCGCGGGACGTTCCGGGTAGGAGGTGCTTTGAATATTCGGCATCGGTTCAGTGTTGGAAGTTTTTCAAGACGTAGTAGTACTGATATCCGCAGTCGTCGTCCTCAATCCAGTTCTCGGTCATGTAGCCGAGTACGTGGTTTTCCTTCAGGATGTTTCGCATGAGCTCCACATCGCACTCCCTCCAGTAGCCGAAGCGGAAGGTGAGCTGGTTCTCATCCCACTTCGTGATGCGGACTTGAAAATCCCCGAACGTTTCTTCGAGGATTCTGAGGGTCTTGCTATCAATTTGCATCACAGTGAGCTTACCAGACGGTCAAACTTCATGCGAACTTGGAAAAGCTCGTCGCGCTTTTGGTCGTAGCCTGTGAGGTTGTGCTCCATCAAGTGATGGTAAGACTCCGAGTGGAGCTTGAGGGCTTCGGTGAACATATCGCGAAGTTGCTCGCGCTGCTCGGGGGAAAGTTTCTGTTCCATTGTCTTGTTGTTTGACCTTCCAAAGATAGAGAAAAGTTTTCTTTTCCTCCAAATATTTCGGAGAAATTTTTACCCTTTCTCCTACTTCTCCCATGAGACGTAGCAAACTACGGCTCTCTGTTTCTCATCCGGGAACTCCCGAACCATTGTCGGGTCCCCCATGCAGCGACTGATAAACTCGCTCTGTTTCTCGCTGGATGTAGGTTTCGGTATCGGCATTGACGGTCTTTTTAAGGTTCTCTATCATTCCCCGAACGCAAGATGAGCAATTACTCGGGACTTCGTTCGTGCCGTAGGTACGGTTGTACATATCCACCAGCATCGCATTTTGCTCTCTGGAGATATAGTTCTCCAGCGAGTTGACGAACGCCCGAATCTCTGCAAGGTCCTCCGGCCGTACGGTAGCCCCCCACTTCCCGATGGGGCAGGACTCTGACTTTAGCGAAGCCTTCGCGGGCATGAAGCACCCGCACAGGGTGCCTCCTTTGACCTTCTTCCGCTTGAGGAGCGTCCCGCACGATCTGGTAGAAGGGTTGAAGTGCTCACAGCCCTTGCATATCTCCAGACGCGCGGCCCTTGTGTTTTGCGATGCTAACAGCATTTGCGAGGATTTTCTTGGTTCGGTGAAGGGACTGATATAGGGTAGCCGGGTGGATATCTGCCTCCCGCGCTACCTCCGAGAGCTTGTGGCCGTCGAGGTAGAGCCGGATTACCATCTTGTCGAACCACGGAAGACGGTCGATGAAGAGTTCTATTTGCTCCAGCTTCAGCGACCTTTCCATTCCGGGCTCGTACACCGGCTCCTTCCCTTCGGGGGTTTCTTGGATGTTGTAGAGGCTCTTGAACTTCCCTCTGGTGGCCTCCATGTACATCGCGGTACAAAAGTACCCCATCGGCTTCTCGGGGAAGGTCTTGTCTATCACACGGAGGTAGACGTGGTTCACAAGGTCGTGCTTGTCCGCCGTGAACCTTCCCGCGATTTTCAGCAGGTACCGATATTCTTTGGTGACAAAGTCATCCCACGAGGCCTTCGAGTTCACGGAGTTCTTTCGAAAACAGGGCTATCATTCCCTGTAAATCTTCATTGCTATAACCCGCTCGCGCCTGAGACTTGATGTACAGCTCTTCGGCCGTTCCTTCTCCGTAGGTGCTGTCCAGCTTCCTTGAGAACGCGTACTGCTGGCCTCCGTTCATGTTGCACCGCTTGCACTGAAACTGAACGTTCACCGGATCCCACCGCGTCGCGAATTTCGCTCGCGTGATGAAGTGGCCCGCGTCGACTTCCTTCCAGTGCCTCCGGGTTCCGCAGGTGAAGCAGTCGGAGAATCCGTACTCGTCACACACCCGTAGGCGGACGTAGTGCGAGAACACCTTGTCCAGCTTCGCGATTAGGGCTGCCCGCTTTGTTGCCATCTTTCTCGGTCTCTGGCTTTGATTTCTTCGCGCTCCTGCGGCCCCAACTTCGGCCGGCGTGAGAGGATTTCGGCGAATGTAGGCCGAACCTCCGGGAGGGAGTCTATAATCTCCTGAAAAGACCTTGACGCGAGGGCCTCCTCTTGAATGGCTTCCTTGTAGTGCTTCTCCCGGAACTCGCACGCCACGTTTACGTCGTAGTCTCGGAGCGCTTTGCAGATAGTCGGGGTATCCAGCCGCCCGTAGATTTCGATTTTCCCGCGGCGGATCTGCGCGAAGACGTGAACTACCTCCTCCACCTTGAGCGTCTTGAACTCCTCGATGATATCGTCGACTGCCGTGTAGATATCCTCCTCGTTCGAGAACGTGTTATTGACCTTTACGGCCCGCATGAGCTGGACGAGCTCGCGCCCGAGGAGCGCCCGAAGGTAGGTGAGGTCCTCAGATTTCGCCCGTGAAACGCTCAGTCCATGCCGGTGGATTACCTCCGGCTCCCCTACTTTCAAAATGCCTTGTGAATCCCTCTCGCGTAAGGTTAACGCCTCCGTTGCCTTTGAGGGGAAAGAGACCGCGCCACCCGGCTGCGATGCTCTGGCCGATAATCCCAATTGCCGTTCGCTCATTGTTGTCTGAGAGTTTCTGAAGTGAATGTAAAGCGGTCTGCTGTGATACGTGGGACTTGTACTTAAACCCGAACTCTTTCGCCCGGTACTCTTTCCAGTTCTCCCACGCATTCGAAAAGTCGGAAGAATCGAATGGAAGAACAACCTCCTCCTTTTTTTCCTCCACCACACCACGCGCACGCGTGTTCTTTCTAGTATCCTTTAAACTACTCTTTTTAGTAGTCTTTATAGTATGTGTTCGGATTTGAACTTCTTCAGGTTCAGATTTGAACTTCTCAGAGTTCAGATTTGAACTTTTGGAGTTCAGAATTGAACAAGTTCCATTTTGAACAAGTTCAGAAATGAACAACTTCCGGCTGGATGCGTAACCGTCCCGAGAGAGGTATCCGAGGTCCAGAAGCTTCTTGATTGTCTTTCGGATTTGCACCTCCGAGGTATCGCACCGTTGCGCGAGGAATTCATTCGAAGCGAAACAATCCTTGCCTGTATCGGCGTAGGATTGAATCACCGCGAGGAAGATGCGTTCGTGGAGGGAGAGAGGGAGCGCCCAGATGCGTTCCGGAATCCAGAGACCGTGGTTCATTCGATTTGTTGCTCGGTACGGGTTACGAGTTCTGCGATCTCGCCGTAAGAGAGTCCCGAATATCGATGAAACTCCCGAATGTGCTTCAGGAACGGAGCCGGGTTCTTGCGTCCCCAGTTATGGATGCACGCTTCTGTGACTCCGAAGTAGGCCGCGGCTCTGGTCAAGGTCCCGAAGTGAAATCTCAGAACGGTTTGGAGTTCGGTAGGCTTTCGCATTGTTGGATGAATTGTTCCGCTTCTTCGCGGGTTAGGTTTCCGAGACGCATCAACCCAGACAGGTTTGCGAACGGGCTGGTCCTCCAGTACACCCGCAAATCCGTCTGAGTTGTTTTGTCCTGTGCAAGGGGTCGGGCCATTAACGGCTTGCGATTTTGTCGCGAAGCTCGAGAAGCCCGATAGCTGTGCTTTCGATATCCTCCGGTGTTCTCGATCCAAGAGCGATGGCTTGACCTATGGACCAGCTTGCATCGATGCGTCGCTGTGTGTCCGGAGAAGCCCCGAAGCTCTTTTGCTCCGGCCGCTGGAGCTTCCATTTCGTGAGGCCGCGCGGGTTCGGTTTCGCGTCCACGATTTCTACCTCGTCCCCGACCTTCCACGCGTCGGGCTTCTTTGCGTTTACCTCTCCGGCGCGGTTGTCCTCAAGAGTTACTTCCATCCGATACATGAGTCCGTACTGTGACTCCCACGTTCCGCTCTGCTGAATCTCTGCAATCTTCATTGCTGTAGGGTTTTAGGGTGTGTTTCGATGAACTTGTTGAGGTGGTCGATAGCTACGTCCACGTTGTGGATGTGCCATTCGATACCGTAGGGCTCCCCTTCTGCAAGGAGCTTAAGGAAGAACGAGTACAGCTCGTTCACGTCCTGCTTAAATTCTGGTCGTTGCATTGCTGAGACAAATAGAGGGGCCGAAGCCCCATTAGTTTTCTGCGATTGTGTAGCGGGTTCCGATAGCGTAACGGGCTGGCATCGTTTCGATGTTTCCGTTCTCCGTGAGGACCTCGACGTAGAAGGTGAACTGGTCCTTCACGTGTCCGATAATCGTGAGGCGAAAATCGACGTTCTGTGAATCGTTGTAGAGAACTGTCGTGCCGAAGGGGAGGGTTCCGAGGGTCATGTTTTCCGGTTGTTTGATGGCTCAAAGATAAAGAAACCTTTTCCTTTCCTCCAAATTAATCCGGAATTATTTTTCTGCATAGGGCAAAAAAAGAGGGCCGCCCCACGTTTGGAGCAGCCCCCATCAAACAACAATGATGAACCGGAATAGTTCGGCGCGAATCTACTCCCCAAAGAAGGATAGCGACAACGGGAGCACAGAAATAGCACACAAAGCTACCAGCGGCCACGTAGCCCCTGACTCTATAATCTCATAGCAGGCTGTAGACGCAATTAAACCGCCCACCGTTCGCTTCGCGGACCATCGCCGAAGGTCTCCCTTGGTCTTGAACGCTTCGGTTAAATCTAGGCCCCTTAAAATCGTTAGGAGAGGATTCACTTGTTCCGACCGAAGAATACCGCGTTCAGGATCCGCTTCGCGATATCCAAGATTGCGTCGTCCTTCTTTGTCTCCGTCAGAGCCGTAAACGTGCCCAAAAAGGTGATGAGAGCCAGCAACAGCTCGGCCCAGTTTTCTGCGAAAAAGTCCCACATCGTTTCTGTGTTTGGTGATTAAGTAGCCTCCCTAATAACGACCTCTATCTTCCTATTGTAGCCGTCGTCGTCCATTCTTCGCGTCGGCTTCATATCGACCCACCAGCCCCCGAGCCGCGGCTTCTGGAATCCCTTCTCTACTTCCCATCCCGCGAACCGGTCCAGCTGCTTGTAGCTCCCGAGCTTCATGTGGTGCACTACCCCGTCCCGGATGCGGCCGTACTTGTTAATCCTTTCCACTGTAATCGGGACGTGCCACTTCTGGTGGGTGTGCCCGCTGACTATCATATCTGCGTCGGGCCATTCCTTCTGGTCGATATCCACCGCAAGGACTCCCTTCGACCTGGGCGCGTTCCCTCCGTAGCCGTGATGGAAGTGCAACTTGTAGGTGTAGTCCGCTCCGCGCTTCCTTCCGGTAGTTTCCGTAAATCGGAAGAAGATCCACCCGGCGTAGCTTCCTACGTGGCCCGCTCCTAGCAGAGCCGAGAGACGGTCCAGAGGCGAGGTGCTCAACCTCTTTTCGATATTCGTCTCGTGGTTCCCGCGGCCGAAGAACTTCATCTGATTCTTGTACTTCTTCAGGTACTCCGCCGAGTCCTCTATCACGTCGTCGAGGTACGTGATGGACTTGTACTCTGGACGTAGCCCGGAGTAGCTTCTGCGAGGGTCGTACATCCCCTGCATGAGGTCGAACCAGTCTCCGAAAACAAGAACGCTCGCATTTGTGGCGAGCGCTGTGTCGAGGTGTTTTGTAAGTAGATCCCGGTCGCAGTGGGTCGAATCGAAATGAACGTCCGAAATCAAAAGAAACCGGCCTACCTCTCCGGGAAGCAGGCTAGGTTCTATCATGTAGACGGTGGGGTAGAGCTGCTTCATGGAGGGGTGTTAGGATTGAGCTTCATATCTGCGAACTTCTCTCCTACCTTGAACGAAGGGCACGCTTTGAGATCGGTGAAATCGTTGTGACCGAAAACCTCCAGAGCGCCGTATTGAGCCCGTAAAGTAGAAACGAGCTTCCTCCACGCTGCTTCCTGTGCCGCGTTCATCGTGTCCTTCGGCTTCTTGTCCTCTACCCCGCCCACGTAGCAAACTCCCACGGAGTCGGTATTCCACCCGATTACATGAGACCCCACCTTGTACAACGGCCGGCCGAGCTCCACCTTTCCGTTTAAACGGATCACAAAGTGGTAGCCTATATCCTTCCATCCTTTCCCTTTGTGCCACCCTTTAATCTCTTTAGCGCCGATATCCATAGATACCGGAGTAGCACTGCAATGAAGAACGATGAAATCAAGGTTACGCATTGAAAAGAGATTTGAACCAAGTAACTGCCACCACGAATACCCCACCCAAACTCCCCCACCACTTCACCTCGAGGTCACGGATTTTTCCCTCGTGCTTGTCTAGGCTCTCTTTGTGGAAGTCGAGCTTCGTCTCTATCCGCGCGAGTGCGTCCACTACGTCTTCCAGCGTTGCCATCTATCCACTTTTTGAGCCGTTCGATATTCGTCTTTCGGTCCTGCTTCATCGGTTAATGGCGTACGCGTACTCCGGAGTAATCGTAGGACGGTCCCAAGAGCCCGAGATAGAGAGCCCGCTCTGGTAGTAGCGGAACGGCTGAGCGCAAATACGGTTATAGAGATTCGTGCTATACTCGGGAAATAGGCTCGAGTTCTGGCAGAGGTAGAGGTACATCTGCTGCGTGTAGAAATTCGCGTTCTGGCGCATACGCTCGAGCTCCCGGTGGTAGTCCGTCTGAGAGATAGCCGTCGTGTTTTCAGAAGACCGAATCACGAGCCCTCCGTTGTCAATCTTTACGTAGAGGCTTGGCATGAGCTCTACCATAGTCCACCACGCCGTAGCCTTCCGGACGTAGTTCTCGACCAGCGTGAGGTAGTTCCCTGCAAGGGTCCCGCCCGAAATCTTCGTCCGCAGAGCGTCGTAAAGGTCGGAGCCGAGATAGATCTGGATGTTCTTGTCCTGAGCCAGAATTACAGCCTGTGAGATATAGTTCTCGTCCACGGCCCCGTTGAGTTGTGTCACCCGCTTGAGGTAGTTCGGGTTCACGAATAGTACTTCTGCCATTATCTCGGGGTTGTGAATTTGCGAGGTTTCAGGAATCCGCGGTTTTTCATATCTCGTGGGCGCTGTGCCACCTTGCGGTCGTTTTCTTCGAGGCGGTTCTCCTTCCTTTCTTCGGGAGGAAGCGACCGGATAATCCGCTGCGCTTCGTTTACGGAGATGAGCCCGTTATCCTTCTTCAGGTACGTTTGGCGCATCCAGAAATGACGGCACGAGCCGCCACCTTTGTAGAGCCAGATATCGTAGGTCTCCGCTCCTTCAGGTCCCCAGCCCGGGTTGACCGCCTGCCTTCCGGCTTGCACGATATCTTCCTTCCGGTAGACCTTCATCGAGTCTATCATTCTCCGGCAGAAGTCCCGGCTCTTCGAATCTGAGAGGGTCGTAGGAGCGTACGCGTACCGTACCCGTACGATATCGTTGTCCTGCGAGGATTTGGCCGAAGGGTTATTTCGAAGGGCACGAGCAAAGCTCCACAGCGCGTCGTGAGCCTCTTCGCAATCGTAGTCCACCTCCCGCTCGTCAATCAAAATCCAGTCCTCTCCGATTTCTTCTCCGCACGCCTCTAGGTACTGAAAAGCCCCGTCTAGGTTCACCTGTTCTGAAAGCAGCGTAGGTGTGGCTCCAGAAGCGTTTAGAAGGGTCTCTACCGCGTCTTCGAGAATCATTCTGAAGGGTTGCACCACTTGCTGGTCAAAAAGCTCCGCAGAGGCCTCCATTTCGCTTCCTCCACCCAACTTGCCCGCCACCATCACGCCGAACATCTGCGGGTTCGTCACCCGGTGGCCTATCATAATCTTCGCTGTGGTTTCCTCCGAGAGGAATTGGTACTGCTTGTCTGCGTCCGAAAGAGCAAACGGCTCAATCGTGGGAGCCCGGTCGGGTTCATCCGAGAAGGTCATCCAGAACTTTCCCGCGTTCTGTGCTCCCGCGGCTTGGTTCTCGATATCCCGGCGGATCATGCGGCGTTCCTCGTCCGAAGGAATCCCGTTCTTGAAGTGAATCGCAAACGAGGGAGAGAGGCCGTTCTTGATATTGTTGATGTGGAAGACCGAAATCTCCTTCTCGAGCTCGATATAGTTGATAGCTCCGATATAGTCCGGCTTCGGGTAGTAGTAGGAACCTACCGAGAACGGCTTCATGTACAGAATCTGCGTCGGGTACTCGTTCTTGGTCTCTGGATTGAACCGCGCGATAGGAGTCGGCTCCTGCCGCTTGTCCATCCAGTCCCTCGAGTAGTAGTACCAGTCGACCACCTCATTCTCGTCGCAGAACCCGGAGCGTACGTTCTCGAACGGCAGGTGAGAGATATTCGCAATTGTGCTCCGGTCGAGACTCCAGTTCACCTCCAGAGCGAAGCCGTTCTGGATTTTCAGATCGATAGCGCACTTCCGAAGCTCGGAATCGAGGTCCCACTGTGCCGCGAGGAGCTTCGCGTTGAGGTCGGCAGGCTCGAAACCTTCGCCGAAAATCATCATCGCAATCGTCGTGCAGAGCGCGTTGTGGGTCGGGCTCGCGTGGTAGAGGTCTACCAGATACTGCGGGTAGAGGTTGTCGTCCCCGTAGTTCACCCAGTCCCCTTGCGTACCCTCTCGGTAGGATTTGGGTACGTAGCTCGCGAGGTTCACGGACTCCACCCTTCCCGGATTTCGAGGGGCTGTTATTCTTTTACTCGTTGCCATAGAATATCACGTTATCGTCAAGGGAGATAGTGGGCAGGGTCACAATGTCTGCACCGGGAACTCGCAAAGTACCTTGTTCTACCAGAGCCACCACCGCGGCGTTTAGAGGGTCTTTGTTCGTGCTGGAGTTCTGGACGTACACGAAGTAGTCGTAGTCGCCCGATTCGGTCAGGAGGACGTTATTCGTCGTGGTCGCGTTCGTAGCTACGTCGATTTTCGTGTAGCGTGGATTGTCGGTAATGACATACGCCACGAAATAGAAGTCCTCTTGGCTCATCCTGTGCACCAGCTTAAACAGGTAGTGCGTGTACGTGTAATCCCTCGCCGCGTCCTGAAGCGTCAAGTAGATACTCTGGGTACCGCTATTCGAGTTTAAGTACAGCATCTCGAGGAATTAGGTGTGCTTCGGGAACTATCTCGTCAAGGTCGTAGTTCTCGGGGCTGTACTTATAACGCGCAAACGCGCTAACATTGACCGAACTCTTTACATCTGCGACGGTTGGGGTCTGGCTCCAGAAAGGTTCCACTTTCGTCTTCTCCCACACGTGCATCCGTGAGCACCCGTCGAGGCCTACGTTCCGGTCGGTCCACATCACCGGCACCTTGTCCACTATCCTACGGCTCATAAATCGTCCAGCCCCCGAAGCGTATCCCCGAAACAAGGTCCCTTCTCGCGTGTCCGCGCGGAACATATAGATGTTTCTCGATCCTGCGAACTCGTGCTCTGCCATGAGCTCGAGGATATGCGTCCCGCCTCCGGGAAGGATGAAGTCATCGGAACCGAGTTGAAGGAGAAAGTCCCATTCGGCCCCTCGCATCCAGTCGAGAAGCTCGTTGTTCTTTGTCCCCAGACGCTCGTTCTCGAACCACTTGTAGTTCCACCCGTATTCCTGAGCGAGACCCTCGTGTTCGTCCTCCGAGACCGCGATATACGGAACCAGCTCCGCGCCACCTTCGGCGAACTCCTTTTGAATCCTTTTGATTCCTTCGTAACAGGCTCGCGTGAGCTCGAGCCGCTTCCATACGGGTATGTGTAGTGCTATTTTCATTCGTAGGTGTGGAATATAGCAGTCATATCCGCGGCTTGCGTTTGCTCCCAAATCGTGGTCCCTTTCGGCGGCGCGATATAGCCAAAGTAGTCCGCTGGATGCCGGAGTGCATAGGCACGAACGTCGAGGCGTTTCATCTGCCCGTAAACGTAGAGGTCGGCCCGGTTCCAGTCGTGGTTTGGCTGGAATTGCTTGTATATATCTTCAGGGTAGTAAGCTACACCAGTGCCCGGGATATCTACGCGTACGTTTTCGTCGTTCCTGCGTAGGCAGTGAACCACGTTCTTGCAGTCGGTCCAGTAGTCGCGTACACGGTCGGGTACAATCTTCCCGTGATGGGTTAGAATTACGTCCCGAAACAGCTCGGAGGTAGCCACGAAATCCGCGACGTAGGTAGACGGGTAGATGAGGTCGTCGTCCAGCGTCAGGAAAGCCCGGTAGTTTCCAAAGGGCCAGAAGAACTTCCCACGATCGCCGAGGTTCTTCCCGTAGTGCCATACCTCAACCTTCTCGTGTACCAGCTCTTCGGGGATAGAGTCGAAGCCGTTCAAACAAAGGAAGAGGCGGTCCACCTGCGGGAGGATGCTCTGGACCGAGAGGAGCGATTCCGGGAACCTATCCGGGAGCATCGCCATACCTGCGTAAATCATATTGCAAAGAAAAGGCCCCGCAGTACGCGAGGCCCGTTCTAACCAAAACAACCACCCTTAAGTCTCCTGCGTGTACGTGAGGTTCGTCGTAGCCGTAATTACCGGAGCGGGAACTTTCTCGCGTGAGGTGAAGGTAAGCGTGTAGCCGTGGAGGTCTCCCATAGCTGCACCCGTCACGATTGTTCCGCCGGTTCCTTCCGCGCCGTTCTTGTATCCCATCAAAAGCTTCTCGCCGTTCATCGTTTCGACGATGATAAACAGACGAACCTTCATCAAGTCTGCAAGCTCCGCGCTCACTGCGGCTTCCATCTTCGGAATCGTAACCTCGAGCACTTGCTCGTAGAATACCGAACCGTTCTCTACGCTGGCGTTGATAGTTTGAGTAAATGAGGCGTTGTTACGCGAAAGCTCGAAGCCGTAGAAAGTAATCGCCTCTGCCGCTCCCGTCAAAGCTCCAGAGGTAGGTGAAGCGGCCCACTTCGAACCGTCCTCGTCGAACGGAGCCGTCCAGAATTTGCGAACGCCACCGATGGCGTCCTTACAGGGGAAACCCCGTCCCGAAATTGTGATAGAACAAGCCATGAGTTTCAATTTAAGGACAAAAGAGAGGGGCCGAAGCCCCTCCCCTTAATCCGGGTTTCTATTACGTGGTCCGGCGGAGCAAGCCGTATGAATCGTGATCCACAACCTGCGTACCGAACGCGAACTTCATGATGACGCGGGTAACGTCGTCGCCGGTTACGTCGATGAGGTCGAGAACGCGGGCTTCCGTCAAGTCCGTGAGGAGGTTCGTACCTGCGTACAAGTTCTCCGGGCGAGAGATGAGGAGCGTGTCATTCGGGAAACCGGCCGGAGTTACAACCGTGTAGCCTGCGTACTTGTCAGCCATCCCTTCTGCCAAGTAGGGCAGGTTGTAGGTAGCAGCCAAAGCGGAGTAGTACAAGGTCTTGGAGCCGCGGCTCATGTAGATTACTGCCTGCGGATCACCCTTCAGGGCAGGGGGGCAGTTCGTCGTGGCCAAAGACTCGAGCTTGGAGAGGATATTAGCAGCGCTCAACGAAGCGGTCAAGTTGGCTTCGTAGGTCGGAGAAGCCAACACCATCTGGCGAAGCAGACCGTTGAAGAGGGTGTAGGTCGCACCCGTAGACGTACCTGCGTCGATGTTGTAGTTACCCTGCCACAAGTTCAATTCGATAGCTTCTGCCGCACGCTTTGCGACGTACTGACCAGCCGCAGCCTTCATGTCCGCCGGAGCCGTAGCAGCAGCGCCCACCATTTGCTCAGACTCCCACGCCATGTGAAGGTCTTTGTTGCAAATCTGGTCGTTGATTTGGAGGTCCGTCAAAGAGAGCGCCACATCGGACAAAGCCAGAGCCGTTCCCGTGGTAAACGTACAGGTAGCAGCTTGAATCTGCGAACCGGAGAATTTCCGCAGCTGTGCGCGGCCCCGAACGTTGTTCAGGACGGTGACGTAATTGTTCGCAATCGTATCCGCTGCGAGGATAGCGGGCGCGACGTACGGCAGGGCTTGTTTCCCTACGTAGTTGCTCGTGATCGAAGCGTCCGCGAGTTTGATAAATTGAGACATTTCAGAGAAATTAGAGATTCATAAAGTGTGATTGGATAGCGGCGACGCGCTGATCCGTGGAGAGGTTCGTGAGGTTCAAGGCTTGACGTTCGCGGCGGGCCGGAGCCTTCGGAAGAGACGGGGTAGCTGCCTTCGCGAGCTTCTGGATTTCGGCTTCTTTCTTTCCGAGTTCTTTCTTGAACTGCTTCGAAAGGGTCGTAGAAGCAGCCTCTACGGCGTCCTGAATCATTTGAGCCACTTCCTCGCGAGTCAGAACGTCTTCGCTCATCTTCTCCTCGTCCTTCTTGGCTTCTTCGGCGGGTGCTGCCGGAGCTTCTTCGGGCATCTCCCACGTGTTCACCTTCCCGTCTACGACGGTAAACTCGATTCCGTCCTCGAGCGTGTACTCGCCGTCGGGGAGAGGGATTTGCTCGCCCTCGTCGTTAACGACGAAAACGTCTACACCTACCGCCCACTCTTCAGCGGCGGTTTGGATTTCTTGGCCACCCTGAAGTACAGCCGTAGCCAAAGAGACGGGAGCCTCTTCAGCCAGCATAGCCGAGTACTTGTTAAACAGGGCCGCCACTCGTTCTTGAATATTCATGAGAGATGGGTTTAAGCAATTAACCTTTTAAGCTTTTGATTTTTGACACGGCTTCAGAAATAATGGCTTCCAGCTCCTCTACAAAGGTCTCCGCAGAGAGCTCGGGGATAGCCGAGAGGTCCACCTTCCGCGTGAAGAATCCTTCGATACTGAAGCCCTTGACCTTCCCTTCTTTGACCCACTCGTTCCAGATTGCTTCCGAGTCGACCTTCATCGAAACCATCCACGTACCTACGGGAACGTTCAAGCCGTACATCCGAGACTTGTCTTGCTCCCCTTCCACGATCCACGACTCGATTACGGTAGTTCCATTTACGGGAACCTCGTGCTCAAGGGTCGCGCGGCTCTGGTTGCCCGCTTTGAAATAGAGCTCCATTGCTTTCCTTACCGTCTCTTTCGAGAAGTAGATGTGGAACTCCTCGTCTCCCCTTTTCCGGTAGATTGGCTTGTCAGGGATGAGGGCCGGCCCGAGGAGGATGCGGCGGTCTGCGTCTACCGTCTGGAAGTGATACTGAGCCGAGAGAGCGACCCAGTCCGTCTCAATCGCTGGCTCTTCTACGAGCGAGATTGCTTGGATGCCGTAGGTATCGGCTTCCTCGTCGATTACAAGTTCAAAGATTTCCATTAGCCTACGAGGGACGCTTGGTCCCGGAGTTTTTGGTTTGCCTGCATTGAATTATTCACGTCCGAAGCAAGGACGTACGAACGGAAGCCGGACGTTTGAGAACCTTGCATAAAGGAGAGGTCGAGCTGTGGAGGTCCCGCAGTTGAACCACCACCACCCCCACCCGGAGGAGGAGGAGGA